ACAAATCAACAAATGCCTTTAAATTGCAAACAAATTGAATGCCCAGACTATGTAGATGAAAGCATTACTTTGGGTAAAAATAATTATTGTTGGCAATGTTAATCATTTAATTCTATTGTAAATATATATGTATAAATATTTACTCATCATAATTCTAATCGTTTTTGTTGTTTATTCTATTAAACCTTCTTTTGAACCATATGAGAACACATCAATTCTCACCACTAGATTATTAGGTGCTGCAAAATATGTGAGATTAAACAAATTCAATAGGATTGATGAAATATACGTAAAACCTCCACATCCTAGGGAGGGAGAAATCGCTTGTTTTAAAAATGTATGCCCCTCGTGGATTCCAGATACTGCAATTTGTTACAAGTGTAAATAAATTACCATTCACCGTCATAAGCGCCAAAATTCTTAAACATATTATGGAATTGTGTTCTAGTTTCAATAACATCATCTAGTTCGTCATCTTCTGTATTTGGATCAATACCTAGTTGATTTAATTTCATAATAGAATTAAAATGTCCTTGTCTTGCACCATTTAAAAACATTTGAATTGCTTTCTTACGTTTGTCTTCATCAAGATAAATAAGACCTAAATTGTAATAAGCTAACGGGTCTTCTTCTGCGATCGCTTTTTTATAACATTCTTTTGCTTTTTCATCATTGCCTTCTTCTTGATAAATTCCGCCAAGACAGACAAAAGCTTTAATATTACCTAATATGGATGCTTGTTCAAATAGTTCCATGGCTTTTTTATTGTTTTTCTTAAACCCTTCGCCTTCCCTATACATAACTCCGAAGTTAAGTAAGCTATGTTGATTGTCCATTGATATTGCTTCTTTATAATACTTTTTAGCCTGACTATATTCGCCAAGATCATGATAATATTGACCAATTTGATGAATAGCGTTACTATTTTCTAATTCTCTTGCTCGTTCCATATTACCTAAGAAGGATGAAACATCATTTTTTTCCTTAGCATCCCAACCTATGCAATAATAAGCATTTGAATTTTTTAATTGACATGCTGTTTGCAATAAATAATTATAAGATTCTTTATCATATAAACCGAACTTATTGAGACAAGCTAATTCAATTAATGATTGTGAACATCCGATTTCTCTACTCTTACATAATAATTCAATTGCATTGGGAATATCTTTTTCAACACCTAAACCAAACAAATGCATTTTACCATAATAATACATTGAGTAAGGTTTATTAGTATTGTCTTTATAAAAGTCAATTAGTTCTACATTAAAATCTTGTTTAAGATCTGTTTCATTTGAATACTCATTATGTAATTCATTCATAGCATCTTGATTTAATGTGTTAGCCTTATTTGTTAGATTAATAAAAACAGTATTCTTGTTCATTGTGATTTTTAATGAAAAGAACAATTATATTTTTATGTATAATTTTTATCAATTTTTTTAAATATCTTCGATTATAATATAAATAAATGAACATTATAATCATAATTCTCCTTCTTTTCATAGTTGGTTATTTCTTAATACCTACAACAGAACATTATACTGATCCAAATTACGGTTTAAGAGCACCAGTACATGTTGTATTGGATCGTGATGGTAATGCATCGGAAACCCTGCCTCAGTGGCCGAGAGGTTATGGACGACGTGGATGCACCCAAACGAGATGCCCTGAAAAATATGAGGATCACACTACTTGTTGGTGTTGTTGCAACTATTAGATTTTTGTTCATTATAACATTGAGGACACCAAGTGTTTTTATATCTTACATTTCGTGCCGTAGCGTACCATTGATGTTTTTTCTTACATTCCCATAAATATTTATCTTTAATTTTCATAAATATTGTACTTAAACATTTACCTTCTTTTTTGGAAGCAGTTTCTTGTAAATCATCAATGGTAAGTTTTAATCTCTTGGAACATTTTGGACATCCTAAATTACGACATTTACCTTGTAAGGTATGAAAAGATGTGTCCCAAATGTATCCACAATGACATTTTACTTTGATTTTGTCAGTTGCATTGATATATTGAGTACTTATTAACGTTCCTTCTTTAGCCTCAACCATTCTTTTCAATTCATTATATCTTTCATTATTATACTGCAGTAATCTATCTTCAGCTGTAACAATTCTTTTAAATTTTTTAGTATAAATATTTGTAAATTTGGTATAATCAATATTAATATTATTTGGAATTATGATGGCTTTTTTATTACATTCTTCATAAATATGGTCTTTTATTTTGTCATATTTAATTATATATGGAATTCTAATTAGTTTAATATTATTTTGTTCACATAATTTATTTTTTAATGTATCATGTTCTTGTTGTTTTTTAAAATCTTCTTCTGATTTGTGGAAATATTCAATAAATTTATAATGCTGTATACCATCATATTCAAACGCTAATTTTAGTTCCTCACAATATCCATCGAACTCTAATTTATTTAACCAAATAGGGCGCAATCTAATGAATTTATTGTTAAACAAAATTTCAAAGATATTTCTGGTAATTTCTTCACCAAGATTAATGTTGCAATAAGGACACCATGAATCATGGTCTTTAATATTTTTAAAGATTGCCTCCCAGATATGTCCATTATAACATTGCCATTTTAATTTATCAGTTGTTGATTTATATACAGTACTGATGCATTTACCCATTTTTAATTTAGCATACTCATTTGCTTTATCAATGGAATATATGCGCTTATCCTCTATTGAACATAATCTACACCAACACTCCATATCATAACGAGCTTCCCAGATATGCTCTCTTTTACATTTGAATTTTAATTTTTTATTATGACCAATATATTCTGTCGATAAACATTCTCCCCCCTTTGATTTTGCATATTCATGAATTTCTTTTAATTTATTTTTACGTAATTTATTCCTTTTACATTCTGGACATTCATAATAGCCTTTCATAAAATGTGATAGGTAATATTTCCATTGATGATCTAAAACACATTTTAAAACTAATTGGGTATACTTACCAAAACCATAAATATTTATACATTGACAATCATATTCTTTTATCAGTTTATTGATTTCTTCAATCTTAACATTATCAGACATTTCCACTATATATTTATAATAAGAATAAATTTTTAAGTCTTTCATAAAAAAATTCAAAAAAATCTATATATATTCAAAAATATTATTAAAATATATTTAAAATTTTATTATATAAAATAAGTATAATGGAAGTTAAAACGAATAAATATATATGTGAAAAATGTAATTTTAAGTGTAATACTAAAGCAAGGTGGGAAAATCATATTAAAACTGAATTGCATAAAACAGGAACAAGAAAAAAAAGAAAAGATTATAAAGAGCCAATCAAATGTGAAAATTGCGAATATACAACTAAAAACATAACTACATTAAAAATTCATAAATTAAATAATCACGCGACAAAGGAAGAAAAGGAAAAACAATATATATATTATTGTAAACTATGTGATTATGGCTCTTTTTACGAAGATGTATTTAACAAACATAGTAATACAATAAAACATAAATATAACACAATGATTCAGTCTTAATATGAGGATCGCATTACTTGTTGGTGTTGTTGTAATTATGATAACTAAGCAGTCCATCCAAACCATTCTGTATTTGGTGTTTGATATCCAAATATTTCATTAGTATGATTATCCAAAATCATTGGATGATGCCATTCATTACCAGTAAAATTTTTAAACAATGTTTTAAAATGTTCAAGATATGTAAATTTTGTCTTAAATATATTGAATAATCGTATATTATTACTTTCAAAATCCCAATAAAACAGAAAATAATAATTAATCATGTTGTGTATTTCTAATGGTAAATAATATGGATATTGTGTTGTCATAATTATTATTGTATTGAATTTATTCGCATCTGATAATAAATTTATGATTTGAGGATCTTTATATTTATTACTTGTGAAAAAACAACTATCTTCGAAAATTAAACATTTCTTATCATTTGGTTTATTATTTATGTATGATGTTAACAAATTATGAAGATCTGGAAATTCTATATTAATGTTTTGGATTTGGTTTTCATTGTAATCATATAATGAAGATCCATTATATTTGTCTGTTGGAGTAATTACTAATATGTCTTTAATAGAATCATCTTGTGCCAAAATACTTTTAATCAATAATGTTTTACCACAACGTCTGGGGCCAATCATTACAATAATTGGATTATATTTAAGCCGATTAATATTAAAATTGTTCATAATATAAAATAATAATAATTATCTTATATAATTAACTCATTCATTGATTAATTAGTATCTGTATTGTTCGATTTTGATCTAAAATAAGCATAAACTAAACCAATACCTAAAACTCCAACAAGACCTAAAACACCATAACCTAAAGTCCTACCTATTTTTTGACTTTGTAATTTATCATTTAAAGAGTCCTGATATCTTTTGACTGAAACAGCCATCATTCTATCACTTTCAGTTCCTTTATATTTAACAAATAAAATAGGCAAGTTATTCCAATAAAAAGTCACCGCGCTAACTAACATAAGATTGCATTTTGATTTATTTTCACTAAGTAATTGTACAAGTTCAACCAATAGTTTAACAGTTGCTCCTTCGAAATTGGCAAGTCTTTCATTACTTTTTATTGTTTCCACAATATTTTGATATTCAAATGATTCTACCGTAATTGTACAAACATCCTTTTCCTCTTTATAATTTGGAAAGGCAATAGCTCCAACAAGGGCGTCTAGTCTAAATTCTAAATTGTCCATTATAATACTTTATAATTTATTATCCTTTTAAGTATTATTTTCTATATAATATTTATAATGCCCAAAACTGAATGTTGTAATGTTATACTAGTTGAAGACGGTATAGATTTTGAGTCACAAGATAGTCATCCTAAAGCAAGATTTACGTTAGAAAATGATTGTAAACTATTTAAACATAGAAAATCAAGAAAAATTATTGTTAAATATGATGCGATTGTTCAAAATCAAATGAGTTTTTATACAAGGAAATTACATATCAAAATCCATAAAAATGGAAATTTTGATTTTGAAATTCCACAAAATACTCTTGGTTTAGAAGTTAATATCTTTATTAAAACAGAAAAAAATTGTTGTAACAAACTTGTTGAATTTTATCCAGAAAACTGCAGAAATGATTTCCTTGCAACAAGAACTGAAACACGTATGATGTTCAAACATTGTAATCAAATGGCAATTGATACAAGTGGTCTTGATCACACGCCAGTTAAACCCGGTGAAAATAGAGTCTTTGGACATCAATTAGGCCCATGTCGTGCTGCAAGAGCCATGGCTATTGTTCATATTGCTATGTTTGAAGCAATAATTTCAATTGTAGGAGGATATCAAAGTTTATTAAATCTGCCTCCAGTTTCTTCATCTGCATCGGTTGAAGCTGCCATGTGTCAAGCATTACATGATACTCTTGTACCACTTTTCCCATCTCATCAACCAAGACTTGATAGTATTTTAGCAGCTGATCTTGCCCAAATTCCAAATGGTTCATCAAAAAGTAATGGTATTAATGCCGGTGCTGCAGCTGCTTCTGCTATTTTAGCAAATCGTACAAATGACGGTTCAAATCATGCCGAACCAGTTTATGGTGTTGATTATATTCCTAGTGGCGCCCCTGGTGAATGGGAACAAGATCCTATATCGCAAATTCCTGTTGCATTAGGCGCTCTTTGGAGTCAAGTCACACCATTTGTTATTCCATCTGCTGATGCTTATAGATGTCCAGTGCCACCTGCACTCAATTCGGTTGAATATATGATGGCGTTTAATGATGCTAAAGCAATGGGTGGTGACGGTATTACAACTCCAACCATTCGAAGTGATCAAGAAACACAAATGGGTATTTTTTGGGCTTATGATGGTACTCCCAGTCTTTGTGCTCCTCCTAGACTTTACAATCAACTGTGTATGCAAATTGGTTCAGATAATGGTCTTGATACTATGGAATTAATGTATATGATTACTCTTTTAAATGTTGGTATGGCTGATGTTGGTATTGCATCATGGGAATCCAAATATTTCTATAAACTCTGGCGACCAGTTACTGGAATTCGTCGCGCTGCTGAAAATGGTAATCCGGGTACAATTGCTGATCCAACTTGGACACCTATGGGTGCGCCTGCGAGTAACAAGAACACAGTAAATTTTACGCCGCCGTTCCCGACATACCCGTCAGGTCATGCGAGTTTTGGAGGTTGTGTGTTCGGTTTATTACGCAAATTTTTACCAGATAACACATCATTTACATTTGTTTCAGACGAACTCAATGGTGAAACTAAAGATAATCAAGGTAACTCCAGACCATTGATTCCGAGGTCATTTACTAGTTTTAGTCAAGCAGAAGAAGAAAACGGGAAATCGAGAATCCCCCTAGGAATTCATTGGAATCAAGATAAGACATCCGGAATAATTATTGGTAACCAAATTGCTGATTATGTTTTTGATAATCTTTACCAGCCAAATTAATAAACAAATAAATTAACCCATAAAGAAACACTTATCAAATTTCTTTGAATCATCTAGAATATGTAAACTCTTAAATTCATAACCACAAACAGTACAAGTATTGCCGTCCCATTTGGGTACATGATTAGATTGTTTTTCCATTACATCTGTAGGATAATAACCTAATTTGGTATAAGTATCTACTTTATTTTCGACGGGTTTATCAGTTGTATCTTCATCTGATACATCTTTTTCATCTTCTTCATCATCACTAACAATTAAAAAGCCTTCAGTATCGTGATATTCATCTGAAAATCCATAATAAGCACAGGCTTCGATGATTTCATTTATGTTGTTATGTGGTAAATTTTCAGAGTACATATAAATATCATCTTTTTTATTTTCTTGATAAGATTTCAAAATATAAGCCATATTTTTGGTATATATACTGGTTTCATCTGGTTGATTCATGACATAAGTTGTGAATGTTGTTTGAAAATAGCCAGGTTCATTTAGTCTACGATAGATAAAACCACCTAATTTATCTAAATACTCTTTTGTGGGAATTTTGTTAGCAGTTTCAAGGAATGATTTAACTGTCTCATAGACAAAATCAGGTGTATAGAATAGATATTCTAGATTGAGTCTATAACCATATTCAATAAGATCTTTTAGTTTATCGGGATTATCTAAGAAAAGCGTAATGTTATGTCGTAACTGTTGTTCCTCTTTAACACATTTTTCTCTCATATGTTTAGCCATCTCTTCTAATTCTGGATCATATGTTTCCATTGTATTTGTTTCAGGATCATAACGAAAAGCGGTATAAGTATCATAACAAGCAGAATAAATATCATCAGTTGGTTCCCAATGATAGCGATGCATTAACTCATGGCAATCACACCATTCAAAAGCTTTCCAACATCTTTCACCAGATGAAACTTTGTGTTGTTTAGTCCTGTTAGCAATACCAAAATACCGACCCATTATTAAATATATGATTGTGGTTTAATTTTATGTATTATTTTATTGTTTAATCAATTTTTTTAATATACTTAAATACATATCACATTATTATTATATAATGCATGATAGTAGTTTAATAGCTGGTAAGCTTTTTGCCGAATTATATGGCAAAAGTGGAATGATTGTTGTTGATGTTGGTGGGAGGGATGTAAATGGTTCTTTGAGATCTTTTTTTGTTGAAAGAGGCATGAAATATATATGTGTCGATATGGAAACACATCCTAGTGTTGATATAGTTGTTCCTCCTGGAGAAAAGTTACCATTTGATGATTCATCTATTGATTTAATTGTATCAACATCTTGTTTTGAACATGATCCTTGTTTCTGGTTGACTTTTAAAGAAATGTGTAGAATTGTGAAATTAGATGGTCATATTTATATTAATGCTCCAACACATGGCGAATATCATTGTTATCCAGGTGATAATTGGCGGTTCTATTCTGATGCAGGTCAAGCATTAGCTTATTGGGCTGGTAAACAAATGGGAAACGAATCAGTTTATCCTGTTAAAGTAATTGAAACTTTTCATATTTATGGAACCCAATGGCATGATTGGGTGTGTGTATGGAAAAAAGTATTGGATAAAGAAACTAACATTACAGTTGATCCTAAAATAGTAAATACTTCAGGTATTCTGGAATCTGCTCTCAGACAACAGAGATGGGACATACGCAAGAAATGCTAATATTCCATATGACATTAAAATTGATTTATTTGTACAAAGTATATATTGTTATTAAGAACGACAATATATTATAATGGGTAGATATTGCGGTATTCTTAACAGAACAAAGAAACAATCGATTAGTTCATATTGGAAGGGTGATAATTGGTGTAACTGTTACGAAGTTATGCATCAATTTCACTGGAATAAGGATGATCAAATAGAATCAGGCGGAGGATATGAATGGTATGAAATTAAATATGATACGAATACCAATACAATGGAATCATTTGAAATAGATATTATGGCAGAAATGTCTAAAGCTGAAGAACAAGATAATAACCCAACAGAAGTGTTTACAAAGTATGGTTTTGATACAAGACTGGTTTATGGTAAAAATGCGCTACCAAAAAGTTATAAACTTGGTAAATCTAAATATACCTTTGTAGATGAAGATGATGAAGATGATGATGGAAATGTGGAAGAGTTTAAGAGCCTTGCGTATATAACAGATGATGAGGATGATGGTATTGTGAATGAATTAAATAATTTTGAGGAAGAAGTTAATGATAAATATAACCATTTACCAGAATGGGATGGGGATAAATGTACCAAATGCAGGTATGTATATGATGAGAAGATGTTAGCGAAGTATGCAAAATGGTTTGATCAGACGTTCCATTTTAATTAGGATTTATTTTTTAATCTTATGCGCATTTGCTTTTACAATATCATTACATAATGATAAAAATTCTTCTTCGCGTAAATCAGTTTTCATACGATTAATGATTGCACATACCATTTGTATATTATCCGTTGTATAACCTTTATTTGAATCAATTCTATCAACAGAAACGTTCCATTTATTCATAATATGTTGATCATTGCGAACTGCATAACGTATAGCAGTTAATTGTTTTCCAGTATATGCGCATTTACCATCCTGTTTTTTGTATAAGTCTCTGAGATCATCAACGGATATTTCTACGGGAATATTTTTAGCTCTTCTTTTCGCATTATGCACTATGTCTAAATATAGACGATTAATAAAGCTATCAAAATCTGACATGCATGATTGCATTTGACCAAATTTGCAGTTTTTACAATAACTCTGAAGACCATCACTTACAGATTTATTTGCTGAAAATTCTTTTACATCTAATTCTTGTTCACATTCGAGACATTCTTTAGTACCTTCTTTTTTTCGGTCATGTTTATTTGCTTTGCGTTTTGTATTCCTACAATTCTTACATTGACTATTTCTGGTTCCTTTTTTAGAATTCAATATACTAAATTTATCTAATTCTAATTCCTCTTCACAAGAAGTGCATTTTTTCGTGGTTTTATCAGATTCAGTCATTATATATTGTTATATAGTCAAGTCTTTATATATATTTTGCAAATATTTATGACACAAATATTTGCAAAAAAGTTGAAATTTTAAATGTATGAGAGACTAAGCTTTATTATTAAGAATTATCTTATTCACAATGCAGATTTAACGAAAGTCTGCGAAAGTTCTTAGGAACTAGTAGATGGTTTACCATCTGCGAAATATCCAAATTGCGGGAAACACCTAACATGTTTGTTACTTCGGTAATAATACAAACATTTGGTCAATCCGCAGCCAATAATAGGTTCAGAGACTGGATGGATATTGGCTTACGAGCTTAAGGTACAGTCCATACTGTGATAGTAATTCACAGGTTAATGTTTCGTTAAAACCCTTACTGGAAAGACCATTACACTTGAAGTTGAGCCCAGTGATACTATCGACAACGTCAAGCAAAAGATCCAAGACAAGGAAGGCATTCCTCCGGATCAACAACGTCTCATCTTCGCGGGCAAACAGCTTGAGGAGGGTCGTACTCTTTCCGATTAAATGATTGATGTAGTGTTCAGTATTTCTGGATTCTATATTAATTCTGTTGTAGTCGGTAAAAGTGTTAAAAACACTAGTAAGCATAAAGCTTGCGAAATATCCAAATTGCTGGAAACTTCTGAAATCATTGCTACCAAATGGTAATAATGCAGTGAATTGAACAATCAGCAGCCAATTCTTAATAAGAAAGGTTCAGAGACTAGATGGATATTGGTCTGTTAAAGGCTTAAGGTATAGTCCGGCTGTAATAGAAATATTACAGGTGTCCGTACAACATCCAAAAGGAATCAACTCTTCATCTTGTCCTTCGCTTGAGGGGGGGTGATTGCTAATCACTTCACATAAAAATTGAAGTGTAAACACACTTAAAGATTTGTTTATTTATAATAATATTAAAACAAACTCTATGCAACCATTAATTTATCCATCACCATGGCAATTAGGAAAACCACGTGGAAGCATCAAAGATACTATTAACAAAAAAACAGGAACCGTTACATCGTATAGTGTCACATTATCCCCACCAAATGCTCAACCAATTACTAAATTCTTCTCTATTTCTGAATATGGATCCCAAACCAATGCAAAAAAAGCATCAGAAAATTGGAGACAAACAATGTCAGATCAATACAATCTAACTCGCAACCAAATCCGATATTTAGACAAGGATACAATTGAAGTACAATTAACGCAAGGGAAAACGATGAAAACTGACGCGAAATACATAGATGAAGTACAAAAATATCCAATAAATATAAAAACAAAGAAATCGAAATCCGATCCATCTAAAGATAGACATTATGCGATGTGTCAAAACATTAAAGAAGTGTTTCCATTTGCCGATTTAATATGCAAATATGATATAATAGAATATATTAATGGAGATTCTTTGGATGTAAGGAAAGAAAATATAAAAGAATTTGGTTCAGTTAAAACAAATAATATCAAAGTAGGTAAAAATATAGTTCATTTGACAGATAATGACATTAATATACAGTATGAATGTTTTACAAAAGATATTGACCAACTTCCTGTAAATATTTGGTTACGCGGTAAACCAGCTGGAAGTGTATTCAAACGAACAGAAAATGAGAATATATATATTGCATGCGTGACTGATCGTGACGGTGTTCAACATGCAAAAACCTTTAATATAACAAAATATAATTCAGACGAAGAAGCAAAAAGAGTGGCTGATAAATGGCAATATGAAACATCTTATAAATTGGGAATGACAAAAAATTTAATTCGTGTTGTTGATGATAATACTATCGAAGTGAAATTGACAAAGGATGAAATTATGAAAACGGATAAAATATTTATTCCATTAATACAAGAAATTCCGTTATTCATAACAGAAGGTAGTAATAAAATAAAATACGTAGCCACAAGTATTAATAATCGAAATTGTCAATTTCATGGGCTGATTACTGATTTTGATATGGTGGATCATATGAATGGTGATACTCTCGATAATCGTTTAAGTAATCTTAGAGTAGCTGATTTCTCACTCAACAATAGTAATAGGCATAATGATGTAAAAGGTGTTAAGAAAGTAGATGCTATTTTCGGGAAATCATACAAAGCATCAATTAAAATTGACGGCAAAGAATATAGTAAATATATTCCAGTAGATAATTACGATGAAGGAGAAGCACTAGAAATAGCAAAAAATATGAGAAAAGCTGTAACAAATGTTGATTTGCGTAATGAAAAAACCCAAATCATTATGGACCCAAAAATCATGAACATTCAAATCAAAAAATTGGATAAGATATTAAAACTTATTCGAAATAATACGTGTTATGATAATACATTATATTTAACCCATATTAATCTACCGCAAGAAATAAAGGATGAAATATTTTATTACTATGTCGAAAAGCAAATGGATTATTATAGAGAATGTAAAGAGAAGCGAAAAAAAATCATGGATATTATGAATAAGAAAACGGATGTGTATATTTAAAAAAATTGTTTTATCAACTGTAAACTATAATCATTTACTAACACTATTATCTAACACTATTATCTAACACAAATGCGTTGTGTTTATTGTGGACTTGTGAACTCGAACGACTTGTATATATTAAATGGTAATTCTTGTTGTACCAGGTGTGTTGAATCAAATAAAGTTAAATTACATGGTCAAGAAGCATATTTCACATTACTCGTTGAAATTAAACAATTAAAAGAACAAGTGGTTAATCTTGAAAAGAAACTAAATAAAAAACATCATAAATCATCTAAGAAAAAGGAAGAATCTGAACAGGAAAAACAAGCCACGAATATTAATTTATTGTAATTTTTTCTTAAACTGTTCCTCTGCATAACCTTTAATAGCTAATGCTACTATTTCAGTAAAAGGAACTTCTACAACAACTTCACCAATATCAACACAAAATGTAATCTTTTCATTATTTGTATCATTATCTTTAACAAAGATTTTATGTTTCAAATAAGTCTTCGTTAAGTGTTTAGTAAACGGCAAAACCTTTGTTTTAATATTATTAATCTTAAGATCTAAATTATGGATCTCAAAATTAATGTCCCCAATCTCTAACTCTATGTTATTTATTTTATTATTATCAGTCTGTATTCTATCATTCAATATTTCGTCATCGGTTAATAATTTAAAGTTGGTTATTTTGTTACATTCCACACAATTTCTCACATGTTTTAATTTTGCTTCACGAGGCATATTAGTTAAACCATGATTCTTCAACCCTTTAGATTCCAAGATAAGGATTTTAGATTCAGTTTGTCGTTCTATTTCCCTAAGTTTTTCATCATGATTTTGCATTTGAATTACCAATTTCTTTTTCTCATTTAGATGATGCCCAATGTGCAATAGTTTCTCAATATATTTTTTAATATCATCAAAATTAGAAAGGGAGAAAGGATTATACCCTTTTGTACCCATACGATTCATTTGTTCTAATTTTGTAATCATAATTTTAGGATCGAAATTATCAAAATATGAGCAAAATTGTTGAAAGTTTTTATCATTTTCTATCCCAGTCAAATCAAAGTAGATTTGACGGGAATTATCAAGTGGACCAATACGATACATTTAATGTTTGATAATAAATATTGATTAATAAAATACTTTTATTTATTAGTTTCAATTTTTAATTGATATTTATTTTACATCTCATAAATGTTCACTATTGTCAATTACAATATTTATATCAAATTTGCAATTTAGGTAATATTATTAATGGAAACATTCATTAAACCAACTGCGGATGGTAAAGTTATAGGATCACATTCAATAATTACTGAACCAGATACTCCAACATAATTATCAGGATTAGCATATGAAATATTACCAGCAACCAAAACAGGGAATGTATTATCAATAACACTAATACCACTTACAGTATTTAAATCAGTTTGGTTTTGTTTAATAATTAAACCTTCGACATTACCAAAAGATACAATTCCGTCACCATGATTAAATGATGAAAGACTCTTTTCTATGATAATATTGTAAATAGGTGCGGCTTCTGGCAATTCAGAAGGAATATCTTCAGCGCGACGAACAACAACAATACCACCGCTTACTAAACCTGTATCTGAACCATTACCATTGGTAATACAATTTTGAATTGTAACATTACCTAAAAATGTTTCTTGAGCACGTGTTGTTAATAATACAATACCGCCGGCATATTGAGAATCATTCTTATTTGAGTTAGCAATACAATCTTTAATAATTACATTAGTTTGTATGTCTTGAATGAAAAATCCAGCATTTACTGTACCAAATCCATCTTTACCTGTTTGTTGAGCAACACAATTTTCAAAGATAACCGCGTCATTTTCACCACCAGGAAGATCTCCTACCGCAAAGAAACCAGTTGAATTTCTACCATCTGGAGTAATACTATTACCACTAGCAGTACAATTCTTAAATCTTATTCCCTGGCAATAAGCAGCTGTAAATCCATCTGCTACAAAACCACCTTTATTATCATTACTTACGCAATTTTCAACAAGATTATTGAAATCTTGCAATAATGGTACTTGTTCTGGTCCAATACATTCACTAAGTGTAAATGGAACTGAACCGCTAAAATGAAATCCACCACATACAAAGAATTCACTAACATTATGATTCGTAGTGCAATTTTTCCATGTAATATTATTACAAGCATCATGGTCAACCGCTAAAATATAATCATCATTAAAATTTTCATTTACAGTGCAATTTTCGACATTAAAATTACGGCAACCGTATAAACTTATACCAGAAACAAATGCTAAATTAAACAAGTCAGATGGATTAGATAAAGAACCATTGCGCCCAACATTACGATCAAAATGAGAATTTGTAATAACACCATCACCGGCTACTGGGAATGTTATAGTACCTTCTACTTCACCTGGAATAAACCAACTGTAACCACAAAGGAAGCCATAATAAGTATTTTCAGTAAATGTTGAATTATCAATCTTGATACCGAATGTAAAAGCAATATGACAACCAATTGTTGCTCTCTTTGATATAATATTTTTAATAGTTAAATTTTTAACAAGATTAAATTTATTGGTACCTTTCATAGAAAGATGACCTGTATCTCCCTCACCGACAACAATATTAATACACATTGGGAAATTGATCATATCATTACAATCAACTGGTAATTCTTCATTTGTTAGTTGTTTAATATGTTTTTGTGTTAAAATAACATTTTCAATTAGAATAGTATCAGTAGTACCAAAAACTCGAATACCAGCTAAGGTAAAATTACGAATTTGAGCAATACCTTTAACACCTGTAATTTTAACATTATTTACACCTCTCGCAACGGCAATACCATAAGTAGCACATTCTGAATTATCTTGTTTTAAATAATATTTAGAAAGATCTAAAATAACATTCGAAGCAGTAATAGTGATAGCAGTTGTACCATAGGTCTTTGGTTTGTATTTAATATTTTCATCTAGTTTATAAGACCCTGATTTATTGATTACAATACCATATTTAGCATCATCAAACATATCTTGTGTTAGTTTTGATTTATGGGTTTTCTTAGCATGTTTATGTGGTACTATAACAGCATCAGAACAATGTTGTGACGATATTGATTCATTGTCATCATTTGTATCTTTGTTAGTTACATTTTTTCTTACGACATTTTCAATTTTTCCTTTTTTCTCATTGTATTCATCACGAATTTCAGCTAGAAAATGTTTTCTGACGCCATCGATACGTTTTTGTACAACAATAGGATTTTGTTCAAGTTTGTGTTCTGTTTTAGACATTAATATATATAGATTATATATTTTTTTTTTGAGGGGGAAAAATATATCTATTTTTTATTCATACCATGCTCTCATTTCTTTATACGCATCTCTATGTGATAATACTTTTTTACCTCCTGCTTTATTAGCAGCATTATGTATATCCATAAGCCATTTAATTAAATTATTTTTAGATTCTAATTCTTTATCAGTTAACGGATGTTTTTTCATATGTTTTTGTAAATGTTTTGAACAAGAATCGCATGGTAAAACATATTGTAATGAATCAAAAAATTTTTTAATTTTCTTCTTATCATCTTTAGTTGGTTTGTCTGGATAATTCATTGTGACACTATGTAAAAATATCCATCCATGGGGTCCCCAAACTTCTGGTCTCATACCTCTATATTATAATATAAAGGATAAAAATTTGATTATTATTTTATATGTTTATATGACTGACATAGATCTAGTATGTTTAATGTCCGAACCTCTATTTAATAATATCACGCCATCTTTTATTACAAATAATATTCATGAACTTGGTAAATGGATGAAACGATATGAAAAATTTCCACCAGAAACTAGATTTCTTATGCTCATTGATAAAATTCAAATGTTAATCATGGCTGGCAAATTGGCAGCAGGTGCCGATTCTGAAAATCAAATTGAACGATATCAAAATGATGAAAAATTAACGCCTCAAGAAAAAGGCCAAAAAATAGAAAAAGTTATTAAGAATGTCGAAGCACTTAATACTTCCATTGAATTAATTCAAAATGAATTTAATGCTTTGGAAGACTTTATTCAAAGTGATACCAAAAGTATTTTGAAAAGAATGGAAGGTAAATTAGATGCATTTTTAGATGGTCCTGATTATGAACCAGGACAAAAGATTATGCAAGAAGCCAAGACTGAATTTGAAAAAAAATTGAAATTATAACATTCTACTACTTTTAATTAATTTATTTATTATAATCTTCTTGTTTCATCGAATGGACTCTTTCCCAACTGAATTTAACTTTTCTGCGGTTGAACAGAAACTTTACAATCAAGTTTCTGTTAGCGAGGAAGCTGCCAAACATCGTCTGGTTATTTCTAATGCGTGTAAGAAGGCTGTTGATAACAAACAAGAATATTTTCGTGTTTGTTTGAAGGATGTTCCTGAAAGTGTCAAAACCGTATTAATCAAGGATTTATTTGAACGATTTCCGACGATTGGATATATTAGTGAAGTACCGAATGAGGAGGATATGTTTTCCACATTGTTCGGTTGGAAACCAACAGACGATCCCAATAAAGTGATGAGTTCGCTGGGTCAAAAACTACCTGAAGGAAAACGTCATATTCTTAAATTGGAAAAGGGAAAATTCATTAATGCCGATGAATATATTATCCCAATTACTACGAATTTTGCCAACAAAATGACATCTTATATGGCTTAGTTTATTTATAGACAAATTAAAGATATTTGATGTTTTTATAAATCAAACAAATAATGCTGGTTTTGTAATTATGGTTCTTTTTTTTATATGAAAACTTTTTAATTTAGCATTCGAATATATAATTATCAAAAAGTTGAAAATATACACGAATTAACTATTTCTTATTCCTATTGTTAATTTAATTATGGACATTAATCTAACTATTCTTTTTATTAATCAAGATAATTGTATCGAGCAGACAAAACTTATTTCAAATAAAGACAAATTAATTAAACAATCAGAATATTTTAAATCAATCTTGACAAAAGGGTTTAGTGAAATGGATAATAATGAACTAAATATTGATCTAACACAATTAAATTGTCATTTGTCACTTAAACATATTCAAATATTTTTTGATACACTCTTAGAGAAATATGAATATAATATAACAAACAATCGCGATGTTAAGATAATTATGGATACAAAATTAAAAAAAAATGATTTTAAACATTCCATCACAATTGATTATGGTTTTACAAAAGATATTCCAATACATGAATTTTATATTTTATTAACTCTATGTGATTATTTTTCATGCGAAGAATTTACTAAAAAAATTAAAAGGTATTTATCACAATATAAAAAAATATTTGGTGAAAATGCAACAGTTGATGATATAGAGGATATTGATGATGAAGATTATCTGGAAAATTATGAACCGTCTGTACATGAAAATTTCGAAATCATTTTAGATAAGTTAGTTGATATAGATCCAATGATGTTAACGCCTGATTTAACTTATTACACATATTCTAAATTAGCCGAAGACTTTTTACAACATATCTATTATGTATATCTTACTTACAAACAGGGTAATAATTTAAGAGGATTTAAATATTTACTTGATATAGTTAAACAACTGATTAAAAAAAATAAAAGAATAACCAAAATAGTACCCAGATCTATCATAAAAAATATAGAGTTATCTGTCGATGAAATAAAACAATTTCCATTAGAAGATTGTTATAATTTAATTAATCAAACAGACGGATTAGTAACAACAGAAACATATATATTTAAAGTTTATGATTTTTATGATACTCTTAATTATGAAAAAAGTAATGAAAGAATGTTCAAGCTTAATAAACAAATTCATTCGGATTATACATTAAATCAAAAATGTATTAAACCAAAAGAAGAAGTTTTAAAACTATTCCAGGAAAAAACCAAAGGGTTATTTGATAATATGAAATGGGATAATGTGATCTTGACTGGTGGGTTTATATTTGGCCTACTCAATGACCTTTCAGAATCTCTTATTGGTAGTACAGATATTGATCTGTTCACTTATAATGATGATTCGGAGGCAACTGCCAAATATTTATTAAATCATTTCAGTCAATTCAAACCTTATTATTCTGTCAGAGGAAAAGTTGTTACAATCATTATTCCAACATTCCCTTATGATATTCAAATTATTCCAACAAATTATACCACTGCATATGATGTTGTTAATTCTTTTGATTTTAGTTATGTTAAAACTTATTACGATGGAAATGATGTTTATACTACATTAGATGGATTATTAAGTTTAAAGTATGCTACAACCATATGTACTCCAACGGACGAAGATAGTACTCTATCAAATGCAAGATTGTATAAGACGCTGCTAAAAGGATTAAGTATTCAATGTAATTCAGAACTCAAGAATGAATACATTAAAGATGATGTAATTGATTTCATTGCAATGGAAAAGAGTGAAGAAATACAAATGATGCTCTATAAACCTGGCTCCATTCGAAAACTTGCTGTACATTTAACAGGTGTTGAGATGTTACCTCTTATTAAGACATATTACTCTTCTGGTCAAGTAACGATGAATTTAGATAATCTTACAGTAAAAGAGTCAAAAGATAACAAAGATGATTATGACAAGTTCAGTCAGAATATGATTGTATATACTGATATTGTTGAATTAGTTCTAACTAGACAATTTAACAAATTTGAATATTTTGCTTGTAAATTAGATGATGGACGTGTTATTAATTCTATTGCATTTGAAACTGGTTTTTGTAAGATTAACCAAATATTTGATGAAAGTGAAAGCAGAGAATCTAAAGGATTAACATTCTCACTAAGTATGAATACTCTATTAGAAAATAATCTTAATAATCTGAAAAATGTATTAGTACCATTATGGACTTCATATGTTAAATCGCTTTCTAAGAGATACGATGGATGTGTTAAAATTACTTCAAATATTGAATATGATGGTGAAGGGGATCCGTATACAAGATCGTATCTTAAAATTCATGTTCCAGAAAATATAAATGTTTACAAAAAATACAGTAAAGAACTACATGCGTTAGAATCTGGAGATACTGTAAACTTTAAATGTTTTATAAATTTATGGACTGATAAACCAATATCTTCTAGAAATATACAATTATCATGCAAGTTCATGTTGGATTCATTTGTAATCAAGAGAAAAGATAAAAATAGTCAAGTTAAATGCTGTGATGAAGATGTATCATGCGATGAATCATATGAAGATATAGATGAACATCAGTCATTCAAGAAAGGTATTCTTAGTGATTATAATGGCGCATAAGAATATTTTTTATTTATTAAGTATATGGAAGAATATAATAAATTGGAAAAACTAATTAATAAATATTTGTATGAATGCATTGAGGATAAAATTAGAATCATAACAAATAATCCAAATGATGAATTAGTTAAATTAATTTTTAAAAATTACAAAGCAGTTATTTCGAATGAACAAAAGATTAAAGAATCATGTATTGTTATCATACATCTTCAACAATTTGATAAAAAATTAATTGATTATATTAACAAACATCTTGATAATAATGTTATTTTTCTTGCAATAGTACCATTAGAATTCGATTTCGATCAATTAATTAAATCTGCAAAAGCCCATTCAATTGATGCTTATTATTGGCGAAAAGACGATAAAAAGTATAAGAATTATATTGTGACAATTAAAAAAGATTAAATAATAAAATACATAAAAAATACATCATCTAATAATATATATATGCAATGACAAACAAAATACTATTTGCAGATGTTAATACAATTGTATCTTTGATTAAAAAATTGGGTATAGTTAGTATTATCGACGGCGTTGTAAAGCGTTTAGAAGATGATTTTATGCAATGGAATGATTTCGATAAATCAGCCAGAACAGCAAATCATCATCCTAATGGTGTAATTGAATTGATGCCCATATCTAATCATCAACATTATTCATTCAAGTATGTGAATGGACATCCTAAGAATATCAATTTTAACTTACCAACTATCATGGCTTTTGGTGTACTTGCTGAGATGGAAACAGGAAAACCTTTATTTATGAGCGAAATGAACATTTTAACTGCTATTCGAACTGCTGGAACATCAGTTATGGTAGCTAAACTTTTGGCTAGAAAAGATTCTAAAACAATGGCTGTGATAGGAAACGGTTGTCAATCGGAATTTCAAATTATTGCTTTTCATTATTTATTAAATATCACTCATTTCAGGCTTTACGATATTGATCCAGAAGCTACTCAAAAACTTATTAATAACTTAAAACAATTTCCTACCATTAATTATACAATTTGTTCTTCATCTAAAGAGGCAATATTCGGATCGGATATTATCACCACAATTACAGCAGATAAAAAGAACTCTATTATTGTAGATGATACAATGATATCACATGGACAACATTTTAATGCGGTCGGTGGTGATTGTCCTGGTAAAACAGAATTATCAAGTGAAGTATTAAAGAGAGGGACGGTTTATGTCGAATATACCCCTCAAACAAGAACCGAAGGAGAAATACAACAGATGGATAAAGATTTTCCTGTTACAGAAATTTGGACTGTATTAAAAGATAAATCTTTGGGTAGACAAAATGATGATGAAATTACTATTTTTGATTCTGTTGGGTTTGCTTTGGAAGATTATTCAGTCTTGAGTTATATTTACGGGTTGTGTCAGGAGAATCAGATCGGTGAATATATTGATTTGGTACCGGAGTTAGACCATCCGAAGAATTTGTTTGGATTATTGGTATAAAGAAGTATTAATTTTTAGTGTATTTAATAAAATTAATATGTTTTTGAGTTTGTGTATGTTTTTCATATAATGATTTTGCAAAAGTACCGTAGTCGCAACAATCACAATAATATTTAAATTTAGTTTTACGTTCTTCAGTAGTTCCATGGTCATTTAAAATATGTTGTTTCATATTAGTATTTCCTTTTGAATTATATGTACAAAAAGGACATTTATCGATACATTTTTTATCTAATCTTGTTTTTCTTTTACCTGTTTTATGTAATTCGGTTTCTATATGTTTATTCCATTGAGAAATATAATTAGTTTTGTAATCACAATTTTTACAATCATATTTAAATGCTTCAACTGACATTTATATTATAATATACATAATAATTATTTAAATAGTTTCATATTATAAACTGGTTTAAGGAAAATTTTATTTATAAATATAAATTACTTAAAAATAAAATATTATATAATTATAAGAAATATGACCAGTTATCAACATGGAAAGATATATAAGATAACAAGTGATGAAACTGAACAAATATATATTGGTTCGACAATACAACCATTGCATAAAAGATTAATTCAACACCGTAATAAATATAAACGATATAAAAATGGTACATATCATTATTTATCATCATTTGAAATAGTTAATTATGATGATGCAGTAATTATATTGATTGAAAATTATCCATGCAATACAAAAGAAGAGCTATTTATAAGAGAACAGTATTGGAAAGACAATCTCGATAATACTGTTAATACACAAAATATGTATAATAAAAAAAAACCGAAGTATACCAATTATAACGATGCCAAAATCTATAAAATAACTAGTAGCAAAACAGACAATATATATATATAGGTTCAACATGTCAAAAGCTAAACGAACGTTTTTCAAAACATTTTTCAGAAAACGATTCAACATCAAAAACAATTACACAATATGAAGATTGTAAAATAGAATTGATTGAAAATTTCCCATGTAAAAATGATAATGAATTAAAAAAAAGAGAAGGATATCTTATTAAAAATACACCTAATTGTATTAATAAAAGTATTCCAGGAAGAACAGTAAAAGAATACCGCGAAGACAATAAAGAGATACTTCTTAAAAAGAGAAAACAATATTATAAAGAAAATAAAAATACACTTATTGAGAAAAAACGAATATATTATACAAATAATAAAGATGAAATTATTGAATATCATAAACAATATTATGAAGAGAACAAAGAGATAATTTCCGAAAAAATGAAACAATATTATATAAAAACCAAAGATATAAGTTCAGAAAAAAAGAAACAATATTATAATAACAATAAAGACATAATTGCTGAAAAAAGAAAACAATATCATGCAAATAATAGAGATAGAATATTACTAAAAGCAACAGAGCGGTGTACGTGTGAATGTGGTAGTGATATTATTAAAGCTAATATAACACACCATCGGAAAACTAAAAAACACATAACATTAATGAATCAAATTTCATAAAAAAATTGATTTATAAATACTATATTAATATACTCTATTTATATAAAATATGTTATGACAGAAGAAATTATTGATCATCGAAAAATAGGAATAACCCAAGAATTATTCTTTTTTAGTGAACATTCGCCGGGATCTACTTTCTGGTTACCAAATGGAACAATAATCTATAATAAATTACAGCAGTTTATCAGAGATGAATATTATAAAAGAGGGTTTCAAGAAGTTAAAAGTCCAATTATTGCCAAAAGTTCATTGTGGAAAATAAGTTCGCATTGGCAAGTCTATAAAAAGAATATGTTTTGTTTTGATTGCGACAACGATGTTAATGAAGATGATAAAGATAATAATCAGGTTAATGAAGATGATAAAGATAATAATCAGATTAATGATGATGAAAATATGTATGCTATGTCCGCAATGAATTGCCCGAAACATTGCCTAATATATCAATTCCATAATCGTAGTTATCGCGAACTTCCATTAAGATTTGCAGATTTTGGTTCACTTCATAGAAATGAATTAAGAGGAGCATTGACTGGTTTGACCAGAACGAAATGCTTCGCCCAGGACGACGCCCACGTGTTTTGTACCCAATCCCAAATCAAATCCGAAATGAAAAGTTGTCTAGAGTTCTTAAATACTGTTTATGGCATTTTTGGTTATCATTTCGATGTGAAATTGTCGACCCGTCCGGACCAATATATAGGCGAACTGGCAGTATGGGATTTAGCAGAAAAACAATTAGCCGAAGTTTTAAATGAAAGTGGATTAAAATGGGAGATGGCCTTGCAAGACGGCGCTTTTTACGGTCCCAAAATCGACATTCAATTAACCGATTCCCTCAACCGTAAACATCAGTGTGCTACCATTCAACTGGACTTCAATCTCCCTGAAAGATTTAAATTAGA